TACAAAAAACCTTTAACCTTAATCGTAATGGTTGGGATATTCCAAACAAATACGGTCAGTAAATGAAGCAACATTTATGGAAAGATCAAGCAGCGTGTCTTGGTCTTGATACTAATATCTTTTTTGATAAGTATGAAGACAATGTAGATGTGCGCCCAATTGTAGATTCAATGTGCCAAAGGTGTCCAGTATCAAAGGTTTGCTTTGCTAACGGTGTTTCTGGTAAAGAGTACGGTGTATGGGGTGGGGTGTTCCTTGAACTTGGAAATATATCTAGAGAGTTTAATAAACACAAAACCAAACAAGACTGGGCTAATACTTGGCAAGCATTGACAATGGAGAAATAATTGTACACTGATCAAATGCGTAGAGCCTTTCACTCTGTAGTACCTCCAAAGGGTTTTGCTATAGAGTTAATTGATAATGAACACTTTTTAACTATTAAGTTAAATGAACTTAAGTTTGCAAACATGGTTCATGACGATAAAATACAGGCTCTTCAATATGTTTTAAATTTAAAGAAAGCATTGGAAATGGAAGGGGCTATCGTCCTAGTAACAAGAGAGGCAATAAAGTGAAAATCTTTGTATCTATTGCATCTTATCGTGATCCAGAACTTCAATGGACAATTAAAAGTGCTATTACAAATGCAAATAATCCAGACAATCTATATTTTGGTGTTGTTCATCAGGGAGTTGATTCAGAACTGTTTGATATTCAGGAAATTAAAAACATATCTATAACTAAAATGCATCCAAAAGAAGCAAGAGGTGCAGGATATGCAAGAGCAAAAGCAATGGAGTTATACTCTGGACAAGAGTATTTTCTTCAAATTGATTCACATACTAGATTTGTTCCTGGTTGGGACTCTATATCTATTGATCAGTTGAATAGGGCTAAGAATATATCTGGCCATAGTCGTGTATTGTTATCATACTTTCCTGCCCCGTTTGAGCCAGAAAGAAATGGCGGTATGTATTTAATTACAAACAACCCAAAAGTAAAGCCATATCCAACTAGACAAAAGATATCATTAAATAAAAGAAAACAGTGGACAGCAGAAAGACTTGAGTTTAATAACAAACTAAAAGAAGATCCAGAACTTTCTGAAACAGTTCTTGGTGGCTTTATGTTTTCAGATGGTTCAATAGTTAGTGAAGTTCCTTATGATTCAGAAATTAGTTTCTTTGGTGAAGAGATTTGTTTTGCTATGAGATCATGGACAAGAGGATGGGATATATATTCTCCTTCAAAAAATATTGTATACCACTTTTATTCTCGTGGAGGATACAGTAAGATATGGAAAGATAGAAATCTACGTGGAATATCTTGGAAAGAGTTAGAAGAAATATCATACAACAAACAAAAAAGAATTCTTTGTGGTGAAGAAGAAGGTGTGTTTGGTGCTGGAAACGTTAGAACCCTTGCCGAGTATGAGATCTTTACTAATACTAACTTTAAAGATTTTTATAGTTTGACAAAACCTTAGTGTTAGGATATAATTAAAACATGTGGAGTGGTGATATGAAAGATATTTTTATTGTTGTTTTTGCAACATTGTCAGTTTGCTTTGCAGCATCATATATTTTAGTCTTAGGACAGTCCATTAAACTTAAAAGAGATGTTTCAAAACTTTTTATTGAAAAGACTTTGCTTCAAGAATATGTTGATATAACTAAGTCTACAAAAATAAAAGAAGATTCAGATGACTCAATACACAAAGAAAACTTTATTAAGTTTCTTTCTGATTCTAGACTATGGGCATTTGAATATATTGAGAATGTACAAAAAGGTTTAACTAAATTTGTTAATGATGTTGATGCAGACATATCATACTTTGATGAATATGGAGAAGCCTTATCTATGTCAAGACCAGACTATCCATCTATGAAGAATATTTCAAAAGCATATAAAGAATTAAAAACACTATTACCAGAAGATGAAATAAAACAATGAGAGATATATTGTTGTCAACACTAACAGGTTTTGGATGTGGTGTAGTATTTGCTGCATTCAAATTGCCAGTTCCAGCACCGCCAGTTTTTGCGGGAGTCGCAGGAATTGTAGGGCTGTGGGCTGGATATGCTATACTAATAAAGGTTCTATCCTAGGAGGAAAAATGAACACAGAACAACTAAAGGCAGTACTTGCATCATACGGACGTTCAGTCCTTGCATCAGGCCTTGCACTATACATGGCAGGCGTAACAGATCCAAAGGATCTATGGACTGCACTTGTTGCTGCAGTTGCGCCAGTTGCAATTAGAGCAATCAACCCTAATGACAAGGCGTTTGGCGTATTGCCAGATGCTAAGGAAGTAGAGAAGGCTCTTAAGGGTGCAAAGGCACCCGTAAAGAAGGCTGCTAAGAAGGCTGCTCCAAAGAAGTAATATTTACTTACAGAATTGCCAGTCTAGAAATAGGCTGGCTTTTTTGTTTTATGAATTAATTAAATCAATATACTTTTGTTTTAGTGAGTCTATTGAAAAGTTATTGTTGCCAAGATCAAATGCTTTATCTTTTAACTTGGGAATATCTAAGCCATAATAATCATCAACTAATTTACCAAGCATTTTAGCATTTCCATCATAAACATCAAGCATTGTTCTTGTCTGTAGTTCGTCAATCTTATTAGATTCAAATAACCACTCCTCTGGTAAAACCTTATTGTTTGGAGATATGTTAGTCATAAAAACAGGCAGGGAACTGATTAAAGCCTCATTCATAGGAAGACATAGGCCAGCATACCTTCTAGGCAATATCATAGCGTCAAAGCCCTCATACAGGCTCTGATGGCTATCTGGGTTTGATTTGTCAATGGTTAATCTTGGATCATTGCATTTTATGTCTAAATTGCTCTGGGTTCTTATTACTAACTCATAATCACCGATAGAATAATTAAGCATTTCAATTACTGTGTCAGTACCGTTTCTATCTTTGGCTGCAGCCTTCCCAGCAATGTGTAATAATCTTTTATGTGTTTTGCTTGTATTTATTTCTCTTGCATTAGAAAATAAGTTAATGTCAGTCGGCGGCGGTATATGAACAACCCTTGTTTTATCTCCAAATTTACTAACAACATCTTCAAAGTTCCATAGACTAGGAGCAACAAGAACATCAGGCAATGTTTGATTAGGGTTTGCTAAATAATCTAAAAACTCATAGTTATACTGCAATATTGTTTTTATTCCACGACTTTTTGCAAGATCAACAAACTTTGGATTATAAAATAATTCACAACTAAGAACTACGTCAATGTCTTTTAAAAATTCTAAGATTTCATTTGTATTTGGAAAACCTTTGATTGTGGTTTGACAGTTGTATCCTTCGTACCATTCAGGATGCTGCTTGTTTTGATTAAAAAATCTTGAGTTAATAAGCATAATCTTATCAGGATTAAGCATGTTTACTAACTCTCTTGTTTGATTACCAAGACCTGTGTTGTCTGATCTTGCAATTATTCCTAGTCTCATGAGTCCATATCTTTATATAGTTGTTTTAATCCATTAAGCGTTCCTATGTCCATATACTTACCGCCAGGACTTACAGATCTAATATTAAGACTCATATCTATCCAATCCTGTATTTGTTTTCCTGGATGCTCTAGTAATGGATCAATATATCTAATAAGGTTTTTACGAAACAACATTGTCCCCCACATATCTGGGTAATCACAGTCAGATACTTTGTCTCTAGATGACATAACCTTGCCTTCAGATATTGATACTTGTCCAACTCTACCCTTAAGTTCTGGATCACAACTCCAGGTTCCAAGAACCAGATCTCCAGAAGTATCCATCATATCTTTATAAATATTGGTTTTGCATCCAAGAATATATGTGTCTGGCATTCCAATTAAAACGGTATCGTTATAATCTCCAACCATAAACTTAACAGCATCAGACATAGTTGAAGGTTCACGAACAACTAACTTTATATCCATATTCATATTTTGAATAATAGGAACCCATTCAGCCCTTGTTGAAACTCTAACTTCATCACATACCTCTAGCATTTGATTAACGTGCCATTGAAGTATAGATTCTTTTTCTGAAACTGGAAGACAAAACTTTGGAATACCACCTATTCTAGATGCTTTTCCTGATGCTGGTAGGATTCCTATTGTAGCCATTACCTTAACCCATATTTTTTCTTTAATGTTGCTATATCATTTACTGGCCAATAGTCTAAAGATTTTGTTGGATCATTAAATGGGTTCTTATATTCTCCCCAACCTTCCCTTGTTCTATCCCCGCCCCACTTGGCCTTAAAGTAATCGTGAAGAGGTTCAATGTTAATTCTTAGTCCGTCTATTGTTGCGCCTCCGTCTATTTGACATGTTACATCAACTTCTGCAGCAGGTGCGTTTATTCTCATTACATAACTTATAGGTGCATTAGGATGTACAAACTGACTACGCCAAGAAACTGCAACATCTGAATCAGGATTATTTATAACTTGTTCTTCAAGTATTCTGCACCTTTGATCCCAGTCACAATCATCAAAATTATATGGATAAAAATTTTCATCAAAATATCCAATTGCTTCAACCAATTTTTTGTTTATTCCAGCCAAATGCCATCCATGCTGTGTTCTAAACATTAAACCATTAAAGCCATTAAGCATATCAACTATATGAGAAAAGGGTTGATTAAACAACATTGAAGACGAAACAAAAAAGGTCCAGTCGTGATTCTTTTTTAATCCTATGTTCCATGCTCTGGCTAAACCAATATTTTCTGATTGATACTCTACCTGAAAGCCATACTTCTTCTCAAATACTTCACACTCTCTGTTGCCACTATTGTCTATAAGTAAAACATTTTTATCTTTTATAGACTCCATGCATTTGTAGATTCTTTCTGTTACCCTGTAAACAGGTATACAAATTAAATAATCAATCTCAGTATCTATTTGCATAAATATATCCTCCTCTTTCAGGGCTACCCAAAATATCAATTCCAAACTGTTTTGAAAGTTTTTCAATCATTTGGCCAAATCTTCCATCAAAAGATTTATCAAATTCAAGAACTAATCTGTTTATCTTTGCTAAAGTTTCTGCGGGGGTATTTATAATAAGATCAAACTCTGCACCCTCTATATCAATCTTCATGACATCAACCTCTTTGATATCATAAGTTGAAAATAAGGTTTCTAAAGTTATTGCTAAGACTTCTGAATTATCTTCTTCTATGTCTACAATACTACTGTTGCCACCACGATTACTGATTGAAACCATCTTTTCTTCATACCAGATAGCATTATTTACTATAGTAATGTTTTCAGTAGGGTTATTTTCTATATTTTGACTAAGTAGATATAGGTTATTTGGCTCTGGTTC